CATAAAAAAACCCGCCGAAGCGGGTTTAGTAAAAAAGTGCTAGTTACGACCATTAGCGATACTTTTAGGAGGGTCGGGAGGAAGAGAGGAGGTTGACCCGTATCCGTATTCCATCATTTAACTAAAAACTGATGATCCTACTGAGTTATAAGCTGCAGCAACCATAGCTCTCGAAGGAGAACCAATACGATAAGTTGTCTTACCACTCTTAGCTTTATTACTGTAGATTGCATAACCATCTTTACGTAGCTCTGAAATACGAGCAGCAACTGATGCTTCTGTTGATTGGAAAAGACCTGCAAACTGGCTAGCTGTAAAAGCCTTACCGGTTTGTAACTTAGTTAATACTTTTGCTTGCATTGACATAAATAAAACTCCATTTAGTTAATAATTAATTTCTCTACTACAAAGACTAGTATACAGCAATATATACTTTTGTCAACGTGTTACTTAATCTTCTCAACTAATTTAGATAAATGGCTTGCATTAATAATTTTCTCTTCGAGCATTATCATAGCCATATCTGTAGCACCTTCTACTTTGCCTGATTTAAAACAAATATAGCATGCAACGACTAACAAAATTAATTCTATGAAAAGGTATATACTAAACATATTTTATCCAATTGTAGGTTTTTTTAAGCAATCTTTTTTTAACCATACTCCATTTAGTTGTTTTAAAGGTCTGCTTATAATAATTATAAGAAGGTAATTTTCTAACCTTACTAATATTTTTTAAAATGTTATATGGGTCTTTACCAGGATAATGATATTTTATTTCCATAGCTATATCATGACCATATGCATCTATCTCATCTTTATCAGCAAGATACTCTCTCTCCTCATTCAAAGATCCTCTAAGATCTCTAAAATCTAACTTAGCAATATCATGACAATCTCTGTGTTGATATTGTAATTGGTGGATGGTTTCATGTTGGATAACTTGAGATAGTAAAAAGGTCCATTGATCATAATCTTGGTGATCTAGTCTCAATGTATTTTTTTTAGATGAGACATTCAATACAATATATTTTCTATCTTTATTAAAGTCGTATACACCAGATAGATTATATTCATCCTCTTCAAAATCATCATACTTCTCAATCTTAAACTTAAGATCAGCTGGAAAGTTGAATATTATTCCTAGACGTCTTCTAATAGCTGTATAGGTGAATTCCCCTACAAACTTATCTAAGTTAGAGTCGAATGTATTATGAATTTTTTCAGAAAGATACATTATACTTTTATACCCGTAAAGTCTTTATCGAATAAATTACTAAATGTACTTTTATCTATTTGGTCCATATCTTGATTGCCTGAATCTATCAAATCAGTCTGAGCTGTGTTTTCCACATCATACAATCTCATTTTAGCTCTGTCAACACCAATCATAAATTTTTTGTGTAGATTGGGATCGTTGTATCTATTTTTTAATTGCTTAACTAACATCTGATTAAGTTGTTGTAGTTCATCTGATGATATTAAAGCAAACATAAAATCTGCAGTAGCTGGTAGACCGAATGATTCGGATGTGTCTGTCAAATCTACATCAGTTGAATTATAACCACTTCTATTCGTCTGAGTAGCTGACATAACAGGTAAATTAAATTCTACAGCAAGACCTCTTAGTTCTTCAGCAATCGCTTTTATATATATATAAGAACTGACTCCTGCACCTGGCTTATAACGTGATGAAGCACATATGTTTAAGTAGTCAACAAAAATAATATCTGGATGGAAATCCTTCTTTAATGATAGCTCAGACAACAATGCTTTAAAGTGTCCACAGTGTGCAGTAGATGTTGGATATTCTTTAATAATAAGTTTACCATTTGTCTTTTCAGAATATTTTTTAATTCTGTTATTGAACATTGTTTTAGGTAAATCTTTAATCTGACTCATCTCTACGTTTAATAAGTTAGCGTCTAATCTTTCTGCTATTCTTTCTTCAGCCATCTCCATTGTAATATACAATACGTTCTTGCCTTGTGAAAGAATATTAGAAGCCATATGACACATGAATAATGATTTACCAACACCTGTACCAGCTAAAGCTATGTTAAGTGATTTGTTTGGTAATCCACCATCAGTTATCCTATTGAAATACTCAAGATCAAATGGTATCTTGTTTTCTTTGTGATTGTAGAAGTCAAATCTATCTTCTGCATTCTCAATGTAATCATGGCCAACTGAATTATCAAAACATATATTCAATGCGTTTTGTAATAGTGTAGGAATTCCATCCTTGTGCATATCTTTATCTTTACCATCTATAATACCAATGGATTTAACAATAGAGTTGTATAAGGCTTTGTCTCTACAAAACTTCTCTGTTTCTTCAATTAACCATTCTTTGTTTGATATTTTAGATAAATCAAACTGCTTTATTAATTTGTATGTCTCTTCGAACAGTTGTTCTGGCAAAGAGCTATCTTGAAGTGAAACCTCGAGGGATTCAATTGTTGGTGGTTTGTTATACTTTGTAACAAAGGAAGATACTAATTTAAATAATTCTTTTTCACTAGAATCACTGAAGTATTCTTCCTTTAAAAAAGGTATAACTTGTCTTAAATAATCATTGTCAACTATTAAGTTCTTAAGTATTGCTTTCTCTATTTTGTTCTTGTTCACGATGTGTCTCTACCGCCTCTCTTAATATATCATTTACAATCAAGTCCATTACTTTTATGAACTTCCCATTTTGTGTATTTTCTATTGGGACCAATTCAGGTATGTGTATAAGTTGATATCCTAAATCAATTCCAATACCATTACTCTCTTGTGATATTTTATCTACTGTTAATTCATCTAACTGAACTACTACACCTAAGTAATCTCCTGATAGAACTTCAAAACCCCATTTGTCGTGATCAACAAACCATGGCTTATAAAGGTCATCTCTAAGTATGCTTGGCATTATCAAACTCCTTTTCTAAATCTTCTTCTGTTAAACTTTCATTTATCATACCTGAACCACCCGTCATAAATGTCTTTTCAATATACTTTTGAAATTCTTTACTAGCAAGTATTGGTACCCAAAAGTCTTTATTGTTTGTATCTTTTAATCTATATTTTTGTTCTTCACCTCTTTTACTATACCATCCATTTGAAGGTTTAGTAACAAATCCACCAGCTAATCCAACATCTAATAGTCCAGACCATTTACTTATACCGCCATCAAAACTAACCTCGACAGCAATCTTTGTTTTTTCTCTAACAAACCGAGACTTTTCAATATTCACAATAAAATTATATCCAGTCAATCCATCTTTATCTTTTTCTTGTTGTCTACCAATAATAAAGATATTATCAGCTGAATAATAGACACCTGTACCTCCTGATACAATATCTTTAGGATATAAACCTATCTCTTTATATGTATGGTTAACAACAACCATTGGTATATCTTTAAGTGTTAGATGAGGTGTTATCATTCTAAACAAAGACTTCATTTGTTTAGCTCTTGACATATCAGCAACAGACTTGCCAGATAGTGAATCTTCTACTTCTTTTCTTGATGCAAGATTACCTACAGAATCAACTATAATCATAATTCTATCACCACGCTCAAGATTATTCAACTGAGCCATACTATCGTGTTTAAGCTGCTCTACATCAGTTATAGGTGTATGTATGACACGGTTAGTATCAATGCCAAATGCTTCGAAATATGATTGAGGTGATCCAAACTCTGAGTCATAAAAAAGTATTACAGAATCTTTATATTTTTCCATATAAGCCTTTGCTAATAGTAAAGCAAAAGCTGTTTTAAAATGTTTAGATGGACCTGCAAACACAGTCAGACCAGGTGTCAAACCACCATCTAACTTACCAGATAGTGCAACATTCAACATAGGTACAGGTGTTTGAATCATGTCTTTAGCATTAAAGAACTTTGATTCACTTAGTATATTTGTATCTTTTATCGTGCTATTTCTTTGTATCTTCTCTAATAAGGAGGACATAGTATACCTTCGCAATTTCCAAAATGTATACCAATTATAACACTTATTGCTATTAATAGCAATGTGATTGTTTCTCTCATTCAAATAACCATTCCAATGATGCTTGTTCTTTTATTTCCCAACCAACACATTTTATAAGAGAATCTAATGGATCTAAAAAGGCTTTTTGAAACTGCAGATCGTAGTTAAGATACTTTTCCAATCCAAACACTTTAGGTATTTCTGATTGGAATGTAATTACATTTATACCAACAGGGTTAGGTTCTTTAAGATATAAAAACTTAATCTTATCTCCTTCATATAATAGCTGATGTTTTGCCTCAAGGTCATTCTTACGAATAAGATGATTAAACATCAAAGCACCTTTAACGTGAATTGGTGTACCTTTTCTGAATATGGTAGCAGGATCACTATATGCTCCAACATTATTTACGGTTCGGGGAAAAGCAATCTCTTGAGGAGTTAACTTATGCCATCTTTCTTCCATATCCGTTACAAACTTTTTAAGAGTTTCTTCATCCTTAGTTAGAACAATACCAACACATTCTTTTAAAGCAGTTCTAACAGATTGTGGTGTAGATGATCTTACAATCTCCATACCTTGTACTTTTATTCTAGGTGGATCATAAACAACACCTTCTGAATCGTGAACATTAAGCGCATATCTTTTTTTAGCTAACCAAACTCCACTATCAGCAATAACTTCTCTTTTAAAAGTTATCTTTTCATCATATACATTTAAGTATTTGAATATATCATCACAAGCCTTATCAATAACTTTAGATAAACTTTGATCACAAAACTTATTAAGAAGATCAACAATTTCTTTATTAGATTTACCAGAAAAGTTTTGTTCTACAAATTTACCAAGTGTTATGTATGTGGAATCTGTATCAGAGTAAAATGAATATTCAACATCTTTTGTTTTACATACTTTATTCAGATACTCATTTAACTTCTTAGCGACATATCTAATAATGTATTGACCGGTCATTGTGATGCCTTCAGCTATTCTAGTATCATAGAATCTAAAGTAGATGTTTCCACTTGCACCATACAAACTATTCATTAGAATCTTAGCAGCCATTTGCTTAGAGTTCAAACTTGTTACGTGTTCTAAGTCATTTCTTTTTTGAGCATCAATCATCTCTTTCTTGACTTTTTGTCTCATGTCAAAATAATAATTAATTAGCTCAGGCAACATTCCCATTTTATCTTTTCTAAAACATTGACCATTAGCAACCATAGTGACGTCATCTTCAAAAAGCTGATTGGTAACCACTTCACCATTTATAAGTTTTTGTATTGATTTTTCATCATCATTCAAATGCTTCATTCTATCAATCAATGTATCAGGCGACATATTAAACGTCATCATAATAGAAGGATATAGAGATGTAGCATCAAAAGAAACAACCCAGTCATACTTCTCAGGTTTAGGATCCTTTACAAATGCACCCATTATCATTCTATCGTTTTCTTTTTTCTTTTCTGAATCAAAAGGATTTTCAGGTATGATATTCTTTTTATGTAAATGGTTATATATAATACAATCCCAAGTTCGAACAGAAGAAAATATATCAATGTAATTACACTTAGCATTATATGCCATTGTTATAATTAAATTAATCAGCTTCATCTTCTCTTCAAGTCGATCAACCAATTCAACGTCAACAATATTATATTCTACAAAGAGGTTCCAATCTTTAGTATAGAACTCTTTAAAAGATCCATAATTATGTTTAATCTTCTCATTCTGTAATTCTTCTTTAGCAACAAAGTCCAAAGCATATGATTCTAAAGTCTTATATGCAAACTTTTTATATAACTGCATATAGTCAAGTGTAGATATACCATGCCAATCAAATGCTAATTGAGTTCTACCTTTTGCATAAGGAACTTCATACTCTCTAATAGAGTTATATGGTGAACATTCCTGTAATGCACTTTGGCCAAGTACTTTAATTATCCTAGAAGATAAATAGGCTATATCAAAGAGCTGAACATTCCAACCCGTGATAATGTCTGGGAAGTCAGCCTTGATAAAATTTATAAACTTACGTAGAAGATCATATTCATCTTTACACAACACATACTTTACGTTTTCTTGTTGAGATAAGTAAGGCTTGGATCCAAAGGTAGTTATTTCTTTTGTATTGAAGTCTTGAATAGTAATGAGTAGTACTGATTCATTTGCTTTTCTTGGATCAGGAAAGCCATATTCAGTTGAAGTTTCTATGTCTAATGTTTGTATTTTTATATGCGACTGATCATACTCGACGTCGTTTGGGAAGAATTTACTAATTAATTGATAGCCATAATTTGTATTGCCGTATATAGGGAAATTAGTAACATCCCTATATTTCTTTATGTAAGACTTGCAATGTTGCATGTCTTTGAACTTAACACGTTTTAAATTATACCCTTCTACACTTTTGTATTGGGATTCTTTAGAACACCTAGTATAGAGACTAGGCTGAAATGGGATTTTTTGATTTATACGTTCGCCATCTTTGAAACCCCTGAAATAAACGTGGTTTCCTCGGCCGTAAACATTAGTGTAAAAGAACATACTATGATTATATGAAAAAATAGGAGAAAATACAACGTAACGTATAAGAAGGAAATTATATGGATCCAATTACTGTCTTGACTCTTGCTACGACTGCTTTCACTGGCATAAAGAAAGTAGTACAAGCAGGAAAGGACGCAGAGGATATTTACAGACAGCTTTCAAAATGGGCTGGTCATGTGAGTGATTTGCATGAATGTATAAAAGATCACGAACCAAAGAAACCTGGTATGTTTGAAAAAATAGGTTTT